TTTTGGCAAAGAATAGTTGCGTACTTGTAATATCAGATCTTCACTCGCCCTACTATCATAAAGATACAATCCCATTCCTTTCCGCTATTAAAGAATTTTTTAAACCTGATAGAATAGTTCTAACAGGAGATGAAATAGATGGGCATTGTATCTCATTTCACGACAAAGATCCTGATCTTCCTTTTTCTCCTTCTTCTGAGTTAGAGAAGGCAATCGAAGATCTTAAGCCTATCTACGAACTATTTCCCAAAGCGGACGTATTGGAGTCTAATCATGGATCCCTTGTATATCGTCGTGGAAAACATGGAGGAATTCCAAGATTCGTATTCAAAGATTACCGAGATATACTCGGCGCACCTAAGGGATGGAACTGGTATTCTGATCTTATTATTAAATTGTCAGACGGGAGAGACTGCTATTTTCACCATGGGAAATCAACCAATGGATTAAAGCTAGGCCAGTCGATGTCTATGAATACAGTACAGGGGCATCATCACTCGGTCTTCGATATTCAGTATCACGCCAATCCCACAAATATATTCTGGTCAATGATTGTCGGATGTTTAATTGATGATAAGTCGTTGGCGTTTGCCTACAATAAACTACAAATGAAACGCCCGATCGTAGGGTGCGGTATCATAATGGACGGGCAGCCAAAGCTATTGCCGATGATCCTTGATAAGAATGGCAATTGGATAAGGAAAATTGTATGAGCGATAAGCTAGAGAATATGCTGATCAGACATGAAGGTTTAAAGCTAAAACCATATAAATGTACGGCCGGAAAACTTACCATTGGAATAGGTAGAAATATCGAAGACAATGGGATCACCGAGGCAGAGGCGCGCATGATGCTCAGGTATGACATCGAGGTGGCAAGATCTCCTCTTCTTAAATTCAAATGGTTTACAGAACTAAATCAACCAAGACAAGACGCTATCATAAACCTAGTCTTTAACTTAGGTCTTCCAAGATTTCTTAAATTTAAAAAGACAATCTCCTATTTGCAGAAGCATGACTATGAGGGCGCAGCTACCGAGATGATAAACTCAACATGGGCAAAGCAAGTAGGTGAGCGCGCACTTGAACTAGCGTCGATTATAGTTAGTGGAAAGTACGTAAAATAGTTTGTCTACATTTAAAATCAAAAGTAACATAAAGCTGATGGCCATAGGCAATTCCCAATCCTCATCCCCTCAATGACGATTCTTCCGAAAGTTTATGGCCATCACTAAATAAGATCATCCAACCTTAAATTACCCACCTTACCTGCCTGCCAGTAAAAAATACCTTGGGAAGAGTCGCGTGTTTGCGTAAAGCCTAACTTGTTTAGTGAGGTTTCAATCCTATTAACAAGCGAAGGAGTAAGTCCTCTAGGTATAAGTCCGCCCATCTCAAGTCGTCTATAGATGTCAGTCGTAGTCCATACCTCACCAAGCGTGGGTACAATCTCTCTTATCGGTGCAGTCAATGGTTCTTCAAGAACTCTGGATCCAACAACCTGATCAAGCATTTCAGAAGGTATCGTCCAATAGTTAATGCCTTGCTTGTACAACTCAATTGCTTCCGCGAATAGCTGATCTCGATCGGAAAGAACGGCAGATAGCTTTATAGTCTTAACAGTTTTAGGAATCTTGATAGGCCAGAATCTTCTAACCCCCATAGTCGCAGCTAGGTAACGATCAGAATTTGTGGTGCCTACAAAGACAAAGCCCCTAAGATTCTTCATTGCCTTACGGGCAAAGAGCGCTCTGATATGATCAAAAGGTTTGGCCAGGAATGCTTTAACTTTTTCAGACGACTCTCCGACAAGTCCCATCAACTCAGGCAACTCGACGATAACCGATTGGTGCATCTTTCGTAGTTCATCAAGGTTATCAAGCGAGTCTTTTCTTGATGGCGCGAACGTGTACTCTCCACCAATGGCTTCAACTAATGATGACTTCATGATCCCTTCGTGTCCTTCAAGTACAACCATTGAGTCAAACTTACAGCCCGGCGTTAATCCCCTGGCCGCCAATGATACCCAAAAATTACGACTAACTAATCTAGTGTAGGGCGTATCTTCCGCACCTACATAATCAATAAAGAAACGCCCGATTCTTTCTTTGCCATCCCAAGATAAATTCTTAAGGTACTCTACATGCGGATCCTTTCTTCGAGATGACATAAGAATATCAATACCACTTGCAACTGAAGATCTTCTGAACTTCTCTAGTCCTAGTCCGAATGCGGTACTTTGAATGATTGGAGTAAACATGTTGGCAAGATCTGAATCTGAATATGATCTTCCTTTATAGATGTAAAGATCAGTACGGATGTCGTGGTATAGATCTTTCTCTTCAAAGATTGCGCCGAGTAAAGCAGCAGCGTTAGACTCTGATGGTTCAATCTTTATGCTTCCATCTTTTGCAAATGCTATTTGAATCTTTGATCTGTCTAAGATCTCTTGCACAGTCCAAGGTGTATCAACTGCAGGCGCACCTTCTCTCATGGCCACCTGTCTTAAGATTGCAAAGATTGTCCCCGGCCCGATTGGCCCATGCTTATTGGCACGAGATACCATATCCCTAGCAAGATCCTCATCGCCGACTGAATAGTTCTTATTCATTGTCCATCTAACTACCAACTCATCAAGAAGAACAGGATCATCGACGCCTGCCTTCAATGCGAATAGCCCATCTCTCCACTCAGCGCGAGATAAGGATGCGTTAGTTTGAAGCCAATCAATTTTATTCCGAAGATCTTTTAACTGCGCTTCTGAATATGGTTTATGTAAAGTAAGGGAAACATCTGAAGAACTATAGTCAAATGTCCTAACTGGTTTACCTTTGATCAATGAGCTAATGTACGCAAGCAAACTAGGAGGTGCAACTTGAACCGCCTGCAAACTTCCATAGTGTATGTCGTAGCCTTAGTCGGAGGCGCGCCTACCCACCCATTCCATTTAACGTCAACGCCGGGTGCCAATTGGGAGGGAGGTGAGAATGTATCTGCGTTAATGGATTCGGGTAGTAGGAAGTAAAAGTGATAGCCGCCCGACGGAGTTCTTACTGTATATGTATTAGGTATTCCATATTCTTCTGAAAACTTTGCCCAAAACTCTCTGCCGTCATTCTTGTGTGTTGCGCCTGCAACATCGACGTCGATGATTATAAGTCTATTCTGACGGCAAGGAATACCAATTGCCGGAGACTTTATTTCGATTAGTTCTCGATAGCTGAATGTTTTAATGTTGTCGCCAAGATAGTCATGAGAGACTTTTGTTCCTGGCATAAATCGTATTGCTTTTAAATCTTGCACAAGTGTCACCTTTGCTTGCGGTTATACTAATTGGTCTAATGCGTTACATTCTTTTGGGCAATCCACTTCTATGTATGAAGGTTTAGATTCGATCATCTTAATAGGTGGATTGTCAAAAGTTCTAAAAGGAAGCTCAAGGCCGTACGCTATTTCAAGAAGGGTGACAAGCTTCTCAAAAGGCAATACGGCCATGGCTTCTAATCTGTTACCTTTAGTAACAAGAACTGGAATGTCATCCTGATTTTTAATTTTAATTTCGTTTATGGTTCCGATCGAACAATAATTCTGATGGTTCTTACATTGGATCTTAATACGATCTGTCCCCTCAATGTCGACACCTATTACCTTCGATGCTTGATATTCTAAAAGTCTTTCCGCCTCTGGGAATATATGCCCAAGTTTATTAGCGATCTCTCTTTCAAATTGTTTGCCCTTCTTAAGTGCGCCTCTATGCGATACCTTACGTTTAGATAAGGTCGGAGAGTCCTTTAACTTTGCCATCTTGTCCCCCAAATTGCTTGATGATTTGTTTAAAGTTTATTCCGAAAATTTCAGTCATCCAGACTAAATGATGAAGTGAACAAACCTGTCCACTCTCGATACACTTAATAGTCTTGTATTGCTCCCCCGACATCTTCGAAAGCTCTGCAATACTAATCTTCCTCTGCTGTCGTGCCGCCGTCAATGCCTTGCCTATTGCCCGATAGAATCTTTCTTGTTCTTCTTTAATCATTTCAAATACCTCACTCCACATTTTAAATCGGCATCAATCTTCATGTTGCACCATGACGGATTAACACACATTAGACTTTTAAACTCAGCTTCTCTTCCTTCCCCTGCTTGCGCCCATATCTCATCGTGAACAACATTAAGGACATCAAAACCTGCATTCTCTAATCGCCACATGGCAGGCACTAGAATATCCCTGGCCGTCGCCGACGTTACATGCTCAGTTAATAGTCCGCCGTAAAGCTTAGACCATCCTGTGAATCCGCCTTCATCTGTCATGTAGCTTAATACTTCTCTGCTTCTCCTATTGGTAACAACTACATGCTTTCCATTCTCAATGATGACTGTCTTCTCGTCATACTCTTCGATGGTTATTCTGGCATTGTGATAGTAAAGGTAGGATCCTGAAGGCAGTCTAATCTTAACACCTTTAAATGGATGCTCTAAAGGTACGACGTGAATCTTACCATTACATAATGCTGTAGGTTCGCCATTAACTGCACGTCTAAAGGCATGCTCAATCTCACGCCAAAACTCGACGATCCTTTTATTCTTTCTTCGGTATGCGGACACAACTTGTTTCGCCATATCATCTGACAGTACAATCCCTGTTTTCTTTAATGTATCCGCTTTAAACTTTTCCCACCCCATGCCATATCCGCAACCTAAGTTAGCTGACTTGCCGACTGTTCTTTCTTCCGAATCTTTTTTAATCTCTGAAACATGTACGTTGTAGATCTCTGCCGCCATCTCTTCGTACCACTTAGGCGGTATGTCTCCAAGGTCAAGTAGCCAATACAGTACGCAAGGTTCTACTCTTGAAAAGTCGCCGCAATAAAATAGCATGCCATCGTCAGGTATCCATATACGTCGAAGTAAGTTCTTAACAAAGCCTAAAGGATCTTTAAGCGTAGGGCGCATTGCTTTGACTGTTGATGTAAGATTAACCACGTCCATATCAAAGTCTAATTTATCTGCTTTCTTATCATCAACTCTGGGAAAGTTTTGTATCTGAATGCCACGTCCGGCCCATCGTTTTGTATGTGCATAGTGATAGCTTAACACTCCATAGATTCTGCTACTATAGCTTTGAGAGACGGCGCATTTAACTTTAGCTAGTGATGTGGATCCTGCAAGATCCTTAATCTCTATGGCACGTCTTACTGACGGATGCACTTGTATATCTGAAGCAAGCATATCTCTAACTGTATCTGCCTGCATGTTTTGAATCCAAGGATAGTATTGCTGAAAATAATCTTTGCATTTAGGAGAGTTAATCTTAACCTTGCCTCCTACTAGCATATCAAATTCATTAATTAGTTTAGGCATTTCTACTTCGATGATGTCGTTCATCTCGGTGACTAGATCAGAATCAATCTTGATGCCTCTAAGATTTCTTTTAAACGTCCATTCAAATGCCCACCTCTCAGGTGCAGGCAGATTAGGTAAACTGTAATATACATCTCTAAGTATCTTGGTATCTACAATTCCGTAGTATTCAAACTTCTTCCATTCTTCTTCAGTTAGTTTAGCAAATTCACCTTTAGCGTTTGGCTTACATTGCTTGAGCATTATGCGTCTGCCATCTTTATCTTTATTAAATGGAAGATTCATCATGATCGCTGCGGATCCTAGCGAGGCGCCTAGTCTAGCGTGACAGGTGAGCGCCATCGTATCCTCGATGTTATCAATCGCAGGGCGCTTTAGGCCTGGGATCAATCGGGCAAATGGTACAGTCCATATCAAATAATCAAAGCTCATATTAAAGGCATTGAATCTATACTTCTCAGGATGCAATGCCACGTCGATAATCTCTTGCGGTATTGGCTCTCCGTATCTCCACGCCTTAATGGATCCTGTTCTACCGAAACACCATGTAAGTAGGGTGGCTTCGGTAGATGGATCAGTCGCATACCTAACTGTTCCAACTTGTTTTAAATCAAGTCTACTCCGAGTTTCAAAATCAAAATGGAAATCAATTAGGTGCATGATTAATATTCCTTAACTTCAGATTCAGCTAGTGGTATCTCTGCCCATGGTGGAGTAGGGCCATTATCAGATAGGTTAGTTAAGTGATCAATGATGGATGATATATCGACGGCAACCATCTGCAACTCTTTGCACTTTAAAATTCCAATAGCTTTATCGATGAGATCAGAAAGATTCTCAAGATGAACAACGGATTGGTTTAGGTATCCGACAAGTTCAGCTCTTTGCTCATCTGTTAATTGTGTTAATTCTGTAGTTTCCATTTTCCCTCCGAGGAAATTAGGGGATCCGAAGATCCCCAAGGTGATTAGATAAACGAGGCAGGTGCGGTTTTAGCCGCCGACTTCTCAGATACAATTTGATTTACTTTAGCCTCGAATAGAGGAATGAATTTTTCTAATAGATCATCTTCTAGTTGAGAGATCTT